CTCACCACAGGACATGGATGATCATGATCTGATGTTCCGTATGAGGAAGAAACTAAATAAGGTCTGTGGTTGCTACTGGATTGACTTTGAGTCTGATCCCTCATGGGGAGGAACCAGAAAGGAGACAGGACAACCAGCACCATGGTTGTTCAAAGCACAACACAAGAACAGCAAGATCTTCTTTGAGAGGAATGCTGATGTCTTGGATGACTACAGAATTATTGAAAACAGAGAGGTAGCAGAATGAGCGCAGTAAGTCATGAGAGATGGTTGCAAGCACAAGCAGCAGAGTTTGAAGAGTACAGAGATCACAATATCCAACACTCCCAGGACAGGTTTGGTAAGACCTTTGAACTTCTGGGTGTGGATCCAAAGGTAGACTTCAAGGACAAGGTTATTGTTGAGGTTGCTGCTGGTTCTGTTCCTGGTGTGTTGATGGCAGAGGGAGCAAAGAGAAGGATTGCTATTGAACCTCTGATGGCAAAGTGGCATGATCAGAGAAAGTATTGTGAAGAGCAAGGTGTTGAGGTTATTGCTGAAGCATATGAGTACCTTGACATTGAAGAGGAAGTGGATGAGACTTGGTTCTTCAATTGCATTGAGCATGTGATTGACCCTGTGGAACAACTCCAAAAGGCAATGGCAACCTCCAAGGTGGTTCGTGTCTTTGAGGCAACCAATGGTCTTGCTCCATCTGTTGCACACCCCCACACCATCACCAAGGAACTGATCACTGATGTGATGGGAGACTTTGGACAAGTTTATGTGGGAGGAAGTGTTTACAAAACAAACTTCCACCAATCTGATTGTTACTATGGGACCTGGGTAAAAGATGACGTACAGTAAGAGATTCAGCAGCAAGTTCTTTGCTAAACTCCTTCAACCAGAAGGTCGAAATCCTCAGAGAGACAGAGCATCTTCTCTGTCGATTGTCTTTGAACTCCTGGATCAAAAAGAAGATAAAAACTTTCTGATTGTTGAGACAGGATGTATGAGAGCAGACCATGGTCAACTTGCTCTTGGTGATGATGGTGCAAGCACTTTTATCTTTGATGATTTTATAAATTATTATGATGGTGAGGTTCTGTCTGTTGATATCAACCCAAGTAATGTGGAACATGCCACAAGGATGACATCCGATAAGACCAAGGTAACTTGTTCTGACTCTGTGAAGTATCTGTGGTCACTGCCAGAAGAGAAGAAGATTGACTTTCTTTATCTGGATTCTTTTGACTTTGAACCTGACAACCCCATCCCTTCTCAAGAACACCACCTCAAAGAGTTGTGTGCTGTGATGAAGAATTTACAGAAGGGAACCATTGTGTGTGTTGACGACCACCTCAACACTCCAAACTTTGATCAATACAGGGCATCACTTGCCCGTGGTGGTAAGGCAGCATTCATTGAACACTTTATGGATGACATTGGTGCTGAACTTCTTCATGATGGATATCAAATCCTCTGGAGACTTTAATGGAACTCGAACTCAAACTGGATGGAGATCCCTGTTTAGCAAGGGAATCTGTCCCAACTCTTATTAACATGGAACTCTGTGACCTCATGGAGGCAATGATTTATAAGATGGTTGAACTCAAAGGTGTGGGTCTTGCTGCTCCCCAGGTGGGTTATAACCTTCGTCTGATCATTGTGCAGATGGAGAATGGTGAGATTCAAGAGATGATCAATCCTAAGATCACTGAGTTCTCAGACGATCTGGTAACCATGGAAGAGGGGTGTTTGAGTATCCCAGACCATTACATTGACATTGCAAGACCAAGCATCATCAAGGTAAAGTTCCAAGATGCCAATGGTAAATATAAGAGATGGGTGTTAGATGGTATCGAAGCACGCATCGTTCAACATGAAGTTGATCACTTAGATGGGAAGTTGATGACAAGTTATGAGAAAGGGGCCTGATGTAATTCTTGGTGCATGGAACGGAGGACTTGGAGATCAACTCCAGTTTTCCACATTGCCCGAAGAGTTTTATAAGCAACAAGGAAGAGAAACTTATATTGCAGACGGAAGTGATTTCCGTAACAAAGAAATTTATGACCTGGTGTGGGGAATGAATCCTTACATCAAGGGAGTCAAGGAAGGGAAGAGAACAGCAGGAGACATCCCTGAGATTGAAGTTAAGAACCACACAGGAAACTGGATCAGTAACTGGGAACATCTTCATGGTCTGAAACCCACCAACACCAGACCAAAGATTTATTATGAACCTAAAAAGTTTTCAGGGTTTGAGGACACCATCCTGGTGGACTTCACAGCAACCAGTCTGAAGTTTGATGGTGTTGGAAATGGTTATGAACTCAACAGGCTGGAGTGGACTTATGCTGAACTCAAAGAGATGCATCCCAACAAAAGGTTTGCAAGGGTGGTCTTTGATCAGTCTGTAAGTGAGTCTAAGGTGGACGTGGACTGTGACACAGAGGTGGTTGTCACATCCATTTACCATTACTGTGACCTGATGAACTCTGCTTATGCTCTGTGGGGTCTTCACAGTGGGTCAGTTGCTCTGGCAGCAGCAGTCCAAAGGTTTAACGAATCTCTTAACATTAATGTGTTTGTTTCCCAAACACTTTATGGTAATATGATACAATGGTTAGACGGAGATGTACCACCCTTTGGTGCTTTCTATCTCGACTGTGTTGATTACATTGTTACTTTATGATCCTCCCATTCTTATTGGCAACCACTCCTCCTGATCTTCCTCCTCTGGATCTAAAGCAGTTGGAGGCAGAGTTGAATGAAGTTGCCAAACCAGAAGAGAAGACACCATTGGAAACTCTTGTGGAAGACTTCGACTTCCTGTGTGAGGACTTCTATGGGTGTGGTCCTGCTTACAGAGGTGTGGAATGGTAGAAAAACTTGCCTTCAGGGATCCTGACCTGAAGAGGGGAAAACATATTATGATCACTGGGTGTTCTTCTGGTCTTGGAAGAGCACTCATGGATAATGGCATTCAGAGAGGTCATGTAATCTTTCCTCACATGAGGAAGGGTAAGTGTCGCATCACAGGTGACATTACTGACCCTCAGTTCATGGACAGGTTTTATGACTGGTTGCAGCAGTGTAACACTCAGGTCTTCATCAATAACGCTGCTGTCTACTGGAACATTAGTCCCGAGGTGACCAGTGATGATAAGGTCAAGGAGATTATTGACACCAATGTCACAGCACAGATCCTGATGCTCAAGAGAGTCTTCAATTACTTCAGGAGAAGTGGAGGTGGACTTATCATCAACATCAACTCTCTGTCTGTGGATCATCCCAATATTGATGAGGCAATTTACTGTGCCAGTAAGTATGCCATGATGGGGTTCTCCAAGGCACTCCAAGCAGGTGCTGTGGGAACTGGTGTGGAGATTGTGGATGTTTATCCTGGCGGCATCCAGACAAGGATGACAGAAGACAGAGATAACTATGATACTCTGATGGATGCTAATGAAGTTGCCAATCAGGTTTTGGATTTGGTGAATAGAAAACACCATTATGTAAATGAAATCAAACTGAGGAAGAGAAACAGATGAAGGCAGCAGTTCTAGAAAAGATTGACGCACCTCTGGCAGTCAGAGAGGTTGGTCTCACTGAACTTGGAATTGGACAGGTTTTAGTTCAGGTTCTTGTGAGTGGTTTGTGTGGAGCACAACTCCATGAGATCCGAGGTCATAAGGGCAATGCCAAGTTCCTCCCTCACCTGATGGGTCACGAAGGGTGTGGAATTGTAAAGGCAATTGGTCCTGGTGTAACAACAGTCAAGGTTAATGATAAAGTTGTCATGCACTGGAGACCAGGGAGTGGCATTGAGTCACCCTTCCCCAAGTATGATTTGGATGGAAAGATTATCTCCAGTGGTAAAGTCACAACACTTAGTGAGTTCTCCATTGTCTCAGAAAACCGTATCACAGGTATCCCTCATGAAACTCCCTCTGTTCTTGCTGCTATGCTTGGGTGTTCTCTCACTACCGCTCTCGGTATTATTGACAACGAGTGCGACCTTAAGTTCGGGGAGACCTTGGCCGTAACTGGTTGTGGTGGTGTTGGTCTGAATCTGATTCAGGCAGCTAAGATGAAATCAGCTTCACCCATCATTGGTGTGGATATCAATCCAAAGATGGAGGATCTATCCATTCAGATGGGTGCTGATAAATTCATTTCTAATGTCACCGATCTTCCTCAGTGTGATGTGATTATTGATACTACTGGTGTCCCTGGTGTCATCGCAGCTGCCTTCAAGAGGTTGGCACCCAGTGGTCGTTTGATTCTTGTAGGACAACCCAAACCAGAGGCTACTGTTTCCTTTGGTAATGCTGTGTCCATGTTTGATGGTGAAGGAAAGTCAGTCAGAGCCACACAAGGTGGTCGGACAAATCCAGAGAAAGATATTCCTAGGTACATCAAACTAGCGATGGAAGGACACCTAGATTTTGAGACACTACATACTCATACGTTCACGCTCGATGAAGTGAATGACGCATTTGACTTGTTGAGGAGCGGTGGCGCAGGTAGAATCATGATTAAAATTGGAGAAGAAGAATGAGAAAGGTGTGGACTAAAGAGGAACTGATTGCCTTTGAGGATAGGATTGGTGACCTTTACATGGACAACCAGTTGCCCTTTTTGTTTCACCTGTCGGGTGGTAACGAGGAACAACTGATTGATATCTTCAAGGGTATCAAGGAGGGTGATTATGTAATCTCCAACCACCGTAATCACTATCACGCTCTGTTGCATGGTATTCCCCCTGAGGAACTGGAGCAGAAGATTAAAGATGGACGCAGCATGTTTGTCTATGATAGAGAGCGGAACTTCTTCCTCTCTGCTATCATTGGTGGCACTCCTGCTATTGCTGCTGGTGTTGCGTGGGCACTCAAACGGAAAGGATCAGATCAGAGAGTCTGGTGTTTTGTGGGAGATGGTACGGAAGATAACGGACACCTGGCAGAGGCAGTTCGTTATGTTGATGGCTTTGATCTTCCCTGCACTTTTGTTATTGAAAGTAATGACCGCAGTTGTGAGGCTACCAATGAGGACCGCTGGGGTAAGACAGCACATCCTGACTGGAACTCTCCCAACGTCATTCGATACCAATACACCTGCACCTATCCTCACTGTCGCAAACCTGGGATGATTGATCTGTCCAAGGCAGTGAAGAAGACTGATGATGAATACTTCCCTCCTCTGGAACCATTTGTTTATCCTGAGTATGAGAAGACCGATCTCTCTTACAAGGAAGCAATGATCCAAACCCAGACTGAATTGGGTGAACAGGGTGCCATCTTCATTGGTTACAATGTCAAGTATGGTAATGCCATTGGAACTCTGAAGGATGTTCCTGATGAACAGAAACTTGAGACACCTGTGGCAGAGAACCTGATGGCAGGTCTTGCGATTGGTATGTCGTTTGAAGGTTTCCTTCCTGTGGTTTATTATGAACGCCATGACTTCATGTTGGTTGCTGCTGATGCAATCATCAACCACATCGATAAGATCGAACGCATCTCTCACGGTGAGTTCAAGTGTCCTGTCATTATCCGTGCTGTGACTGCTGACGCTGGTCCTTTCTACTCTGGCATCACACACTCACAAGACTTCACCAGAGTCTTCAAAGAAGCAGTAAGTTTCCCTGTTCATGACCCTGTAACAGGTGATGATGTCATTCGTGCCTTCCGTGGTGCCAAAGAGAGTGGCAGACCTGCTATGATTGTTGAGCGTAAGTCCAGGTACTGATGGGAATCCTTGTTATTGGGGATAGTTGTCTTGATGTCTACACCTATTGTAAGACATCCAGACTCGCACCAGATCGTCCTGTCCCCGTGTTGGAAACGATAAAGGTTGTTGAGACTCCTGGAATGGCTTACAACGTCTACAAGAACCTCCAGGGGTTGTCTAATGCTGTCAGCATTGTCACCAATGACAACTGGAAGGCAGTCAAGAAGACGAGGTTTGTGGATGATAAAAGCAATCACATGTTTGTAAGAGTTGATACAACTCACCCCCTAACTCCAATTGATCTAAATAATATTAGCTTTGATTATGATTCAATTGTCATCTCTGACTATGATAAGGGGTTTCTAACCAGAGAAGACATCTATCACATTTGTGATAATCACCCTCAGGTATTCCTAGACACGAAGAAAGATCTAGGACCATGGGCACTCAAAGCAAAGTTTATTAAGATCAACAACTACGAATACGAGCGATCTAAAACATTCATCGACCGTGAAATCAGCGGTAAGGTTATCAAGACAGTCGGTGGTGATGGTTGCGTATATCGTGATAAAATATTTCCTGTTATGAATAAAGTTGAGGTTTTGGATGTGTCTGGTGCAGGTGATACCTTTATGGCAGGTTTGGTATTTCAATACACAAAGACCAAAGATCTTGAGTCCGCAATAAACTTTGCTAATAAGTGTGCCTCTGAAGTTGTACAACACAAAGGAGTAACCACGCTATGCCAAAAGTAATTCTTACTGGAGCCAATGGTTTCATTGGGAAGAACTTCAGAAAAGTATTGGAACAGACTTGGGAAGTCATCCCTGTTGAGTTCAATGACTGTTGGACTTTCCTCAAGACATTTGAGGACTGGGATGATGTGGAGGTCATTCTTCACCAGGGTGCAATCTCTGACACCACAGAGACAAACATTAGTAAGATCCATGATTACAATGTTTGTTTCACCATCTCATTGTTTGAGATTGCCAAGGTCAAGGGCATTCCTGTCAAGTATGCATCCTCTGCATCTGTTTATGGCAACCACTTCCCCTATTACAATCCTCTGAATTATTATGCCATCTCCAAACTCCAGGTAGATTACTGGGTTCAGGATCACATTGAGGAGTTCAAACACATTCAGGGATTTAGATACTTCAATGTGTATGGACCACATGAGGAAGAAAAGATTGAAAGAAACCAATCTTCACCCATCTCCAAGTTCATTCAACAGGCAAAGGACAAAGGTGAGATCACTCTGTTCCACATGTCTGAAAGATTCTGTAGAGACTTTGTTCATGTTGATGACCTGATCAACATTGTTCTGGACAATGATAAACCATCAGGAATTTATGATCTGGGAACCAGCCAACCAATTTCTTTCCAAGAGGTTGCAGATGTGGTCTCGAAGTGTTATAATGCTGAGATAAAGTACATTGGTTTCCCACCACATCTCAAAGGAAAGTATCAGGAATTCACCTGTGCAAAACAAGAGTGGGGTGATTATGAGTTTAAAACTGTGAAAGATTATGTCGAAAGTAGTGTGGTGCAACGGGTGTTATGATCTTTTACATCCTGGTCATATTTCACTCTTTGCTGCAGCCAAGTCCCTGGCAGGAACTGAAGGACGGCTCATTGTTGGCCTCGATTCAGATGCCAAGATCGCAAGAGACAAGGGTCCATCAAGACCCATCAACACCTTTGCTGACAGAAAGGCTCTCTTAGAGGCGATTAAATACATTGATCTCGTGTTAGGATTTGACACGCGAGAAGAGTTGGAAGAACTGATTCAGTTTTACCGACCCGACATTCTAGTTGATGGAGGTGATTGGAGAGATCATGATGGAGTCGGAAGAGAGTTTGCGAAAGAGACTCGGTTCTTTAATCGGGTTGGAGGGTATTCATCCAGTGAAATCATCAGGAGATGTAGAGATGTTTGCGAGTGATCCCATCAAGTTTGTCCCGAAGGGATGGGGTTATGAGAAGTGGATTGCCAACTGTCCTGAGTACTGTGGAAAACTTCTGTTCATTGCCAAGGGAAGGAAGTGTTCTTTCCATTATCATGAACTGAAGGATGAAGTCTTTTATGTTCAGAAGGGTGCTATTGAAATGTATTACAGTTTCCAGAACCATTTGGAGACTGCTGACATGAAGATCCTGGTGGAGGGAGACAAGATGCATATCCCCACAGGAATGAGACACCAGTTTGTGGCACTGAAGGACACTGAACTGTTTGAGTTCTCAACCACACACTTTGAAGAAGACAGTTACAGACTGGAGAAAGGTGACTGATGTTTATTGCTTCGTGTCCGTTGAGGGTGTCATTGTTTGGTGGATCCACTGATAACCCTTACTTCGTTGAAAAGTATGGTTATGGATCTGTCATCAGTTTCACTTGTGACCTGAAGACTTATGTGACCATCAGTCAGGATAAGTTTGGTTTCAATAAGGACCACAAATACATTATCAATTACTCACGACGAGAAGAGGTGTCTGAGATCAAGGACATCCAAAACGAGGTGGTAAGAGTTGTGTTGGAACACTTCAACATGCCACCATGTCAGGTCACATTGACAAGTGATGCTTACTCACAGGGAAGCGGGTTAGCGTCTTCGTCTTCTTACCTGATCAGTTTGATCAAAGCTTGCTCAATGTTTCTAAATATTAACTTATCAGAAACAGAGATCTGTGCACTCGCTTATAAACTCGAACTTAAGTTCAATCCTTACTGCGGTTATCAGGATCCCTATGGGTGTGGTGTTGGGGGTTTCAAGAGAATTGAGTTCCTTCGTGACGGCACTGTTAGGTTTGAGTATCTTCCTGATAGTGTATTGGGCTTTTATGATTTACATCTTGTGTTTACAGGAGTTACAAGAAATTCAAAGGTGGTTCTCCAAGGAATTACCCAAAACCTGGACAAGGTAAAACCACTGTTGGAAACAGTGAAACATGCTTATGATGCCATCAAGTTCAATGAGCATGATGAATTACTCTATCTGATTGGAGAGGGATGGGAGAAGAAGAAACAAACCTGTAGCCTCATCACAGATAACAAATACATCAGACAGATGGATGAGGAACTGACACAGGAACCAACTGTCCTCGCACATCGTCTCTGTGGTGCTGGTAACGGAGGATTCTTTCTTACCTTTTCTGAAAAGGATAGTTTGAGAATCCCTTACGATAATGTTAAAATCAATCTAGTAAGTGATGGAGTGCGTGGTGAATCCATTTGATGAGTATGTGGAAGCACTGAAGAGTGCTCATGCTGAAGAGGAGTTTGTAAAGTTCCAGGAAGCGTTTGGTAACCATAAGAGAATCTTGATTCTGGGAAACGGAGGAAGCAGTTCTGTCGCTTCTCACATCTCTCAGGATTACATGAAGTTTCACAATAAGAAGGTGTCGATCTTCTCTGATGCTTCAATGATCACCATGCTTGCCAATGACTTTGGTTATGAGGAGTCATACCTTCAGTTCCTGAAGTATCATGTAGAACCAGACACTCTGGTGATTCTGATTAGTTCCAGTGGTGAGTCTGAGAACATCATTAAGTGTCAGAAGTATTGTGAAGATAAGAACATCGCTTATGGAATTCTGAGTGGGTTCCTTATCAACAACAGACTGAGAACTCGTGCTAAGAAAGCACTGTGGAATTATTATATTGACAGCGATAATTATGGTGTGATAGAATGTGTCCACCAGATTTTCCTTCATGGAGTTGTTGGATGAGATATTGTTTTGACATTGACGGAACCATCTGTGACACTCCTGTGACAGACAAGGGGAAGAATGACTATGACAACTCCACACCGAAGAGGTTCATGGTTGAGACTGTGAACCGTCTTTATGATGAGGGTCATCACATTATCCTGATGACTGCTCGTGGTCGTGGTTCAGGAATGGACTGGAGTCTGAAGACCAAACAACAACTGAAGGATTGGGGTTTGAAGTTCCATGAACTAGAACCTATGTTTCATAAACCCAATGCCGACTTGTTCATTGATGACAAGGGTGTAAACGTTGAAGACTGGAGAAAGACTCTTCCTGTAACGAAGGGTATCGTTGCTGGTGCTTTTGATATCTTGCACCCAGGATACATTAGAATGTTCAAGTACGCGAAGAACTACTGTAATCACCTTACAGTGGCTCTTCATGAGGATCCAAACACAGAAAGGGATTGGAAACTAAAACCAGTCCAGTCTGTGGAAGATCGTAAAGAGATTCTTCTGTCACTGAAAGATGTCGATGAAGTTGTCACCTATTCTCACGAAGATCAATATCTTGCTCTGCTTGATAGTGGTGAATATCATATGCGTTTCCTTGGGGATGATTACAGTGACGGCAGCTACACGGGAGTTGGAATCGGTTTACCAATCGTTTGGATTCCTAGATCCGAACACCCTTACTCTACCACCAGAGTTAAGACTCTAATCTATCAATCTTATAAGAAATGACACGCAGCTTAGTTACAGGTGCCGCTGGTTTCATCGGGTCTCACCTGGTTGAATATTTGACGGAACAAGGACACTCAGTTATCCAGGTTGATAACCAGAGTGCTAACAACGATAACTTCTACTGGTCTGACACCAGTAAGTCTCATCTTGTGGACATCACAGATTATGATGCCATGAGAGAACTGTTTGAGGGTGTGGATTATGTGTTCCACCTGGCAGCAGAGTCACGTCTCCAACCTGCTATCAGGAACCCCATCAATGCAGTTCAGAAGAACTGTGTGGGAACCACAGTCGTCCTTCAGTGTGCCCGTGAGGCAGGTGTGAAGCGTCTCGTTTACTCCTCCACTTCTTCTGGTTATGGACGCAACCCTTGGCCTAATGTGGAGACACAACCTGATGATTGCCTGAACCCTTACTCAGCATCCAAGATTGCTGCTGAGAAGTTTTGTAAGATGTACACTGACCTCTATGGACTGGAGACGGTATCTCTTCGTTACTTCAATGTGTTTGGTGACAGGTCTCCCACTAAGGGACAGTATTCTCCTGTGATTGGTGTGTTCCAAAGACAGGCAGCAGTTGGTGATGCACTAACCATTGTGGGTGATGGTTCTCAGAGGAGGGACTTCATTCATGTGAAGGATGTTGCCAGAGCAAACTACCTTGCTGCTGTGATGCCTCTGCAAGGGCACGAGGGTGAGTTCTTCAATGTGGGTAGTGGAACTAACTACTCTATCCAGGAACTGGCAAATGCCATCTCTGATAACCAGGTTTATCTCCCACCCCGTCAGGGTGAAGCAGATACAACTCTGGCTGACATAACTAAGATCGGAAAAGTAATCGGGTGGAAACCTGAGATTGATGTAATCAAGTGGATCTATGAACAGAGACAGAAATAAATCAGCATACAAACTCCAAGGGATTGGTCCCATTTATTATCTGAACCTGGACGGGCAACCAGAAAGGAAGGAGTATATGGAGGACCAGTTCAAGTACTGGGAGATTGAGAACTACACTCGTGTTTCTGCTTATGATGGACGAGAGGACGATCTGAGTGACATCATCAAGGGTCGTTACCCTGACATGATGTCTTCTGGTGAGATTGGATGCACCACCTCTCACCTCAAGGCACTCAAGATGTTCCTGGAGACTGATGAACCTTACTGCATCCTTATGGAGGATGATGTGAGTTTGGATCTGGTGAGGTTCTGGAATTTTACCTGGCGAGATTTTTATGTTAAAATTCCATATGATTGGGATGTTTGTCAGATTGCAATCATTTGTACTGGTGATATCCACATCAAGATCCACAAAAGATTTGTAAATGAGTTCTCTACAGCTTGTTATCTGATCACCAGACATCATGCTGAGAAACTTGTGAGACTTCACACAAGGGGAGATAAGTACAAACTGGACAATGGTGTCAAACCACGTCCTGTTGCAGATGATCTTATCTACAACTCTGGAAACACTTATGCTCTACCTCTGCTTCTTTACAGAACAGAGTTGGGATCCTCAATTCACCCAGAGCATGTTGATGCTTTTCACAAAGGAAACTTCCAAGCACAGATGAACTTCTGGCAAAACAAAGGAGCACAGATGTCTATCAATGAACTGATGGACTATGATCCTTATCTTGGAAGAGTTGTGAATACAACACCATCGCCACCACCTCCAGAGATGTACGCATCTGGTACTTAACAAACTGAAACAAAAAGGTTATAAATAAACCAACGAAGCGGCACCAACACCTCAACTACTCGTCGAGGTGCCGCGAGTTTAACGGAGACATGTCGAGTCTCCTCTCATCCGCAGGATAACTCTGCGAGAAAATAAGGTAACTAAAATGATCAAATCCGCATTCGCAGCCCTGGCTGCTTCTTCAACTCTGTTCGCAGGTGCTGCTTTTGCAGGTCCTTATGTGAACGTTGAGACCAACGCTGGTTGGACTGGCGACGACTACACTGGAGCCACAACTGACTTCCACGTTGGTTACGAAGGTCAAATCGGTGACGGCGACTCCTCCTGGTACATCCAGGGTGGTCCTTCCGTCGTTGCTGCTGACGGTGCTCAGAACGAGCAAGTCTGGTCAGGTAAGGTCGGTGCTTCTGCCGCTCTGAGCAGCAGCGTTGGTGTTTATGGTGAGCTGAGTGCCGCCACCGCCGATAGCGACTTCTCCGCTGAGAACCTGGGTGTTGGTGGTAAGCTGGGCGTTAAGTACAGCTTCTGATAACATCTGTTATAATCAAGGGGTCCACTCGGACCCCTTTTTTTATGTTAAAATTCCTAAGAGATATGTGGATGATTCCAACTTTGTTGTTGGCATCTCTCCTAATAATCCAGGGGATACATGTATCTGCACACAGGTCTATGGATGTAGACGTGGAGTCTTATGTTCACTCTTTCTGTAGACAAAACAGAGACAAGTGTAGGGAAATTGTTAGGGATCTCTAACTAAGTAATCTTACTTACTTGACAAAACTAAAGAAATAATAAATAATGTAACTAAACTTAACATTATTACAATGACAGTTACTAAAAACGAGTTTGGACAAATGAATATGTGGGCTAAGGAGCCTTCCATGTACATGACCAAGGAAGATCTTGAGCGCTACGGAATTGAACCTTATGCCGAGAAGGCGGAGAAAGCAAATGGACGCTGGGCTATGGTCGGTATTGTTGCTGGGTTGCTTTCTTACGCTTTCACTGGTAAACTATTCTTCGGAGTCTTCTGATAAAAATGGCAAACTTTAAGGTCACACTTCAATCTCCTGATGGGAATCAAACAGTCATCGATTGTCCTGATGATTCTTACATCCTGGACACCGCTGAGGAGCAAGGTGTAGACCTTCCTTACTCCTGCCGTGCAGGTGCCTGTTCTTCATGTGCAGGTAAAGTTATCTCTGGTACCGTTGATAACGAGGATCAAACATTCCTGGATGATGATCAACTGGAAGAGGGTTATGCTCTTCTCTGTGTTGCTTACCCCACCAGCGACTGTGTTATTCTTACTGAACAAGAGGAGAACCTTTTCTGATGACTGAGGTAATCTTCACAGTAACCAGCATCTCATTCTTTGTTTTGCTGGCACACTCTGTTAATCAACTCTCTGAGACTTATTGATGGCTGAACTGCTACAAACTTCACCGTGAATATGGTGACACTTTCATTTACGACAAAATTAATCAACAAGGAGTAAAACAATGAACGAAAAGGCTGAAAGAATTAATGGCTGGGCTGCCATGATCGGAATTATCGCTGCCTTCGGTGCTTATGCTGCCACTGGCCAGCTAATCCCAGGGATTTGGTGATGTTCAAAGCCTACCTCGGATTACTGGTGGGTTTTGTAATTGCTTATTTGATCTTAGATAATCGAGAGGATGATGACCAGGACGGTCCTGGTGGTGGGTTGATGCAACCAGCCTACGCAACTAACCAACAATGATTATCAAACACGTTAATTGGGAGGTTCCAATGAAAAAAGAAGGTGATTCAGTTCCCCAAGTGGAATTCAAGTTTAGAGAGAATGGAGACTTCGTTACTCGCACAACCAGTGATCTCTTTGCTGGTAAGCGTGTGGTTGTTTTCAGTCTCCCTGGTGCATTCACTCCTACTTGCAGCGCTTATCAACTGCCTGGATTTGAGGAGAAGTACGAAGACTTCACTGCACTTGGTGTTGACACTGTTTATTGTGTCTCTGTCAATGACGCCTTTGTTATGAATGCCTGGGCAAAGGATCAGAACATCGAAAAGGTTCAACTGATCCCCGATGGTAACGCTTACTTCACTCGTGCCATGGGTCAACTGGTTTCCAAGTCTAACCTTGGTTTCGGTGATCGTTCCTGGCGTTACGCAGCAGTCATCCAAGACGGTGTGATTGAGAAACTGTTTGTGGAAGACGGTAAGTCTGATAACCACGAAGCAGATCCATACCGTGAGAGCACACCTGAACAGGTTTATGATTACCTGAAGGTCAACGCAAGAGAGACTGCCCCAGTTTGAAATCACAAAACAAAAACCATTTACCTCAGGAAAATTTCCTGGGGTATTTTTTTGCCCTATTAGATTTCTAAATAACTGCGCCTCTCTACAAACTCATGCCTGAAGAAATTAAAAAGGAAGTTGAGGAAAAGAAAGAGGAGAAGAAGAAAGGTTTCTTTGGAAGAATCAAAGATGCCTCAGGTGATAGTGAAGAACATCTTGCTGTGATCAGCACGTTTGTTCGCCTTGGAATTCTTATTTGGTCTGGTGGAATTCTCACTCTTGCTTACATCAAACTGCCCCCTGCACTTGGAATCCCAGAGCAGAAACTTGATCCCACTTTCATTGCATCTGTGTTCACTGGGGTGCTAGCCACCTTCGGAGTTCAGACAGCGAAGAAGTCTGGTGACGGAACAATGAAGATGGGTGCCGCTGGTGGTGTCTCTAAGGCAGACTTGGAGAAACTCATTGCCACTGCCGCTCAAACAGCACCTTCTCAGACAATTCGAATTGAGCAAGCACCAATTCAGATTGCTGCTCCCCCTGTAATGCCTACAACCAATGTCCCAGGTCAGACCAATCAGTAGGATTCCATCACCTGTTGTAAGGGACCTACCACCCCCTGTGGTGTCTGTTATTGAACCACTGGCACCTCCTGTTACTCAGGGGGTTCCAGTCCCCGTTACAAGGGGTCTCAAGGCTCCTGTGATTGATGTCCCTGATCCAACAATTGATTACCCTGTTATTGATGTTCCCACCAAAGAAGAGTGGGAGCAGGTTATTGAAAACCAAAATGAGGAATCTGAACCCACACCAAGGTCAGACACCAGAGATCTTCCAGCAACTCCACCAACTGTGAATGTTGGTGGTTTAGATGTTCCACTACCTGAGGTTGCACCCTTGATCACTGCTGGAGCAACTGCTGTGGTTACTACTACTGTTGCCTTGGGTGCTGGAATTGTTATCAACCAGATCAAGACAGCAGCAGATCCTCTTATTCAACAACTGACTAAGAAGAAAAAGAAAGTTAAAGTCAAACAGGTCAAACCAGTTCTCCACTTTGTTCCTAATGGAGAGGGATCCGCTGACATTATTGAGTACTCTGCTAAAGGAATGAAGGTTCTGGAGAGTAAGGTCGAGAAGTTAGAACAATATCTTCGTGACCAGGTGGACCTTGATTCCTTCTGGGAGTATGATAATAAGATAATCATTGATGAGGAACTTTCAAAAAGTCTCACCAAGGATGGAGTCAAAAGGTTTAAGAAATACTTCCAACCCCCAAAGGTTATTGCGAAGAAGTTGGGGGCAAAGTTCTCGATTTGATTTCGATGTCTGAGAGTTTGATCTCACTGGGAACATATTGATAGGAGACCTTTACTTCACCAGTGATCTCACAGATCTCTTCAAACATTTCAAAACCACCTTCAGCATATGCTGGAGCAGTTAGACAAAGAATAACAAAGAGACTACTTAGACTTTTCATTTTCCAACCTCCTTAGAAAGTATTCTCGATCCTTGTCGAGTTGGGACTTGAGTTTCCTCTTCATCAGTTCAAGTCTGATACGCAGAGGAAGGTACCTAATTTGAAGATCCATCCAGGCAAAGACCCTGAGTGTTCCTTCAATGCCAGCATAAGCAATCATCAAAGCAACGATTGTAACTGTCAGGTACAGACTGATCATTTGACTGGCCAGGTTACTTCCATTCCTGTCACCAATAAGATGGTGAAGGTTATTACAAAAAGGGTTGTCATTATTCTACCAGAGTTCCGTGTGCTCTTCTGATCTCACGGAGTTCTTCAAAGTTTTTCTGTTTGGTACCGCCATCATAACTCCACGCATATCCCTCTTCGATCATTTGTTCGTTGAGAGACACCTCCTCGGTACCAATGTACAACCAGCCGAGTAATCTACCGTATTTACCAACACCACCGTCAAGCTCAGTCCTAATAATGAGATCGTCGTCACCATTGATAGCACCATCAAGATGGTCCTTGAGCCAGTTGGTGGCATCGATGCCAAGTGCCTTCTCTTCTGCGTCCTTAGTTCGTTTCTCTGGCGTATCCACTCCTGCAACACGAACTCTTTCCTTCTTATAGAGGTCAAAACCTAAATCAATAGTTACATCTATTGTATCACCATCAAGAACTCTATTGATCTCGATTACTCTGAAGTTGTAACAACTCTTCCTGCTCGGGGGCGTCA